TGTGAGGTCAGCACCAGTTGCACCTGCTGCAAGGGCATTAGCAGTGGCAGCAGTACCAACATTGGTTACTCCTGTTGCTATGTTATTGACATCTCCAGCAAGATTGTTAATCTCTAACCTCTGCTGTTCTATTGTGAATGTGGTTGCTACGTTTCTTAATGGCATTGTGGGGATCCTCTTAGTATGATGCTACAGCCCGTAGATCTTGGATCTTCGGTACAAATGCAGGGTTATTTGATTTCATTACGACCTTAATGGCAAATGATGAGAACTCAGGTAGATCTTCAACGCTATAACTTAACTCTTGATAAGAAGATTGTCTTTCTGTGATACCACTAATAGAATTCTCTGAAGTTGCTATTACATCAATATCTGGAAGACCAGTGCCATTGAAATAAACCCATTCAATATCATCAAAGTTTTCTTGTGAAGCAGATTTCTTAATCTTATATAATAAAGATATATTATTAATATCACTGGTATTAACAGTAATTTTCGCATCAACAGCAGTAGCTGGATTCTGAATAGCAACTTCCCTAGTTACGTATTTAGCGAGACTTGAACTATTTTTAGATTGAGTATCCGTAGTGAAATTAATACCATCAGAATATGTGATTTTAGATATTTCAATGAAAGCTTGTTCAGTAGCATCTTGACCAGAATATGAAAGAATATCACCAACACGGAATATATCCTGACCCTGACTTGTTACTAAAGCATTTCTTGTGTAATCACTATTAGTTGAAATAGCACCAGTATAATCATCGTTAATTGGTTGCTTATCATTAATAACTTCAAGAACTCTATCTTTCCTATTCCATAGTACAACTGTACCACTTATCTTATTGTCATAAGTATCTGCTAAAACAGATGGGTTTCTAGCTGTTACTACAGTAGGAGGTGAAATTACATTTGGAATATCAAAACTTATCTGAGATACACCAGAAGAATCAACAGACACATTACCAGCAAAAGTATCGCTTGCAAATGTTAATTGTTCTCCTGTAGTAAAGGTATTGACTGTTTTTAGTTTTACCCAAACTGTTGTAGAATCAACCTTAATAATATCACCAGATGCCTTAGTAGTAGATCCAGTTATTTTTTGATTATTTGATACTACTTCTCCACCATTAACATCAACACCATTAAGTTGGAATTGATAGACAGGATAGAATTCAATTAATTGATTTCTACGACCAAATCTATTTTCCTTACCAGAAGCATTCTCAATTCTATTTGAAATTGTTTTAATTGAAGTTCTTGAAAGATCTACTAAAGGAGAAAGGTGAGAAACAGTACTAGTAAGCTTCAGTTTGTATGTCAATGATCTATCAATACTATTAACTGTTTCATTTATTCTTGATGCAAGAACCTTCTGATTGATAAAGAAGAAATCTTCATTTAAGAAAGTCTTCTCATATTCAGATTGAGAATATGAAGTAAATGTTCCTATATTATCATCTACAGGAGCTATATTAGTAGTCTTTACAGTAGCATCAATCTTTGTTTGACTAAAGGAAAGATTTGGAACAATAGCATGAACCTTTTCAAACTTTCTATTATATGATGCTAGTACATTTGTACCACCACCATAAGAATTAGAAGCTGCTCTATTAGATGAAGTTATATTGTAATGATCAATACCAGCGTTAGTGACTTTAAAGAGTTCTGAATTTAACTGTGTAGCTGTTACACCACCAATATCCGTTGCTCCTCTAAAGAAAACATATGATTTTCCATCAGCATCATATCCATTATCATAATGACTAATATTAACAATATAATTATTATTTTTAAATAAACTAGAAGTAGCAGATGTATTAGAAGATGCATCTGTTTGAATAGGATCTACATCAAGTGCTTCGTATCCTAAATCCTCATTAGTTAAATGCAATTCACCTGCACCACCAATTTCAAACTCTGCACGATACATCTTAAATTTAATATCTTCAAATAAATCTTCTGTCCAAGAATTTGTATTCTGAGATTTATAAAGAGATCCGAGTGAAGGTTGAGTTGTTACTGTTGTACTTGTAGCAATCTCTGTCTCACCAAGTTTAGAAGCCCAAACCTGATATTCAGTAGAATCTGTCTCAAGAACAAGAGCATACTCAGTATCATTCTGTAAATAAACAGGATAATCAAACTTAAAGTTAGTTGGAGTAGTAGAATCAGTTACTCCAGCTTCATCAATAGCAATACCCATTCTAACTGCTGGACTATCAATAGTAATTACAGATTCAATCTCTGCACCAGAATTACCAGTACCTGTACCACGTATAACAACAGCAGGAGGTTCTGTGTATTCTGATCCAGAAAGAACTAATTCAGAATGATATACTTTTCCACCAGAAACTCTTACTACAGCAGTAGCATTACCACCACCAGGGTTTTGAGGACTTTCAATAGTTACGATTGCTGAATCATAATCAGATCCAGTACTCTTAACCTTCAAATCTGTTACTCTACCAGAATCTTTTGTTATCTTAAGAGTTAAAGAAGTATTATTAGCATTATTAGCAGTAGTCAGTGATGAAATTGTTAAATTCTCATCTTGTTGGAATGAAGTACCATTATGATTACTTAAAAGTAAAGTATAGACCTGATCATTTGTTAATGTAAATGCTCCTGTTGTAGATGGAGTCACTTCAATATTATTTCTATCAAAGACACGAGAAATAGGACCAGAGGCATTAGATGATGATCCAGTTACTTTCTCTCCTTTAATTACTGTTAATGTATCACTAGCAGTTACTCTTAAATAAGTATCTGGAGAAATGATTTTTTGTGTTCCTGGGACAATATTCTTACCAGGCTTACTATTCTGTACATCTGTTAGATATACCCTAATAGGAATATTATCACTCTTGGCATTGAAGAATAGATCAACACCTGTTGTAAATACTCCTCCATCAAACCCTTCTACAGTAAATGTCTGTGCAAGAGGATTTGGTCTAATAGGATTATCAGTATTACTATCTACAATCTGTGTTCCTTCATTAGACTTAAAGAATGAAGGAGCTGTTGAAACAACAGATGATGGATTTTCTGGAAGCAATCCAGTAGCATAATATTTAAGTTCAGCATAAGATTCAACAGCATCCTTAGATGAATCTGTAGAACTTGATGTGAATCTAATAGTTTTTACACCAGTTGTAAATCTTACTTCATCTGCATCAGAATCATATGATACAGTATCAACATTACCAGTCCAAGTAGCATTTTCTCTTGGAGGTAATCCAGCTGGAATTAAAATAATACCACTAGCATTTCCATTTTCATCTGTTACAACTGGACCATTAAAGGCAGATAAAGAGTTACCAGCAATACCAGTATATCTAAAGTCTGGATTAACCCAACGAGAAATATCCTGTCCTTCCATAAAGACATGAATATTTGTATTTGGCTTCAACCTATTAACAGTAAATTTAACTGGAATACTTCTAGCAAAGAATGATAAAGAAGTACCAACTACATTAGAACCAACTCCTCTTGTAGAAATACCTTTACCAATTTCATTATTCTGTGGACTTATGTTTGAGGAACTACCAACAGAAGCACTAGTAACACTAGAATCTGCTACATTACTATTAACATCAGAGAATGATCCGATATTAAAGAATGCTCTATTTGCTCCTAACCAATTAACCTTATAAGAATTATAAAGACTTGAGAATGCATCTCTAAGTTCATTCTTAGCAAGGAAGATTGAATAAAGATTAGTATTATTATCTGTTACTAATGGAGCTACAGATGTATCGTACCAAGAATCAGATGCTGGTGCAATGAATGAATCACCAACATACTGCAAGACAACAAATGGGTTAGGATTGATTGTCTTAGTAGCAAATGAATTTCCAAGTAGTTCTAATTCTGAATAAGGAAGAGTAACACAATTACCAGTTTTTTGATAACCAGAAACAGATCTTTGATCATCTCTAGTATTAATCTCTTCTAATTTAAATGAATCCTCTTTAGATTGAGGTCTCATAACAGATTGTTGTGTATCAACAGAACACTTATAATCAAGTGATTGAAGAGATCCAATCTTATGTGTCTCAAAATTGTCTACAATGAAACCACTCTTATAACGATTGATACCAGTAGAATCAGTAATATGCATATTAAGTGCTTGTTGCTCAAGAACACTTAACACTGTGTAATATTCCAAACGTTCAATACGTTTCTCAAGCTTACCGATGTCACGCATCGTATAACGCTTATTATCAACAGGAATAATTCTTACATCCTTACTATCCTGTGTAAATGCAGGAATGTACATATAGTACAAAGGAATAGCATCCTTAATAGGATCTGGTTTAGAAGGATTCAATGAAGAGTTACCTTCCTTAACAATAAATTCTCCCTTCTTATTCAAGAAGACACCATCAATTCTGTCTAGATATTGTTTCTGTGTAAATGAGAAAGTATACTCTAGATTATTATCTGGAGCTGGTGTGCTAGAAACAATACCACCAGTTCCTGTAAATGATCTTGTATTAGAAGAAGATAATAAAGAATTATTCTGGAATCCAGAAGTAATACAGTCATTATCAACTTTAGGTCTGAAATCTAGAACATCTTTTAAAGATATCTTTCCTAGAGCAGGTGAATTAAATGTTGGAACATCTTCTGGTCCAACACCTGCTTCATGTAAATATGAATCAACTGTACAAAAATCTCCAGTAGTATGCTCAAAATAATCAAAAGCAACTACCAATTGACCTGATGGTGATTCAAATCCTGGTTTTAATATAATTCGTGATAGATCGTATATTGTATCTCTTTGACCATCATCAAAAGTATATCTGTTAGTAACATCAATACCACTTACAAGATTACCATTTCTGTCTACAGTAGGTGGAGCTGATGTTGTGCCTTCATATACATATCTCAACTTATATGCATCTGCATAACTATAAACTGATAAGTTATCACTATCATAATCCCTTCCACGGAAAGGTATGATACGATCACCTACAGAATCAATAACAATTCTCTTATTAACGATTGCTGTCTTAATTCTTGGTTTTGCTTTGGTAACTTCTAATGTAGCAGTTAACTTAAGTGTTGGTTTAGCACCAAGATTGGGAATAGTACCAAAATATGTTTCTGGTAAAGAAAGTGTTACACTACCAGAAGTTAATCCACTAGCAGAGTCAGTAGATCCTGCAATTGATACCTGATCAGAAGTTATATAAACAATATCTCCTTTAACGATATCTGGAGCATCTCCTGGATCAAGTACAGTAATAACAAAATTACTTTCACTAAAAGCAACAAATCTCTGAGTACCGTATGGTAATTGAGCAGCAAATGTGATCAATCCACCACCACTATTACTAGTAGTTACAAAATCTCTTCTAAGGAAATATGATATCTTGGAATCTTCACTATCTGCAACAACTGAACTTACTTGATTAGTTCCTGTCTTATAAAGAAGAGTTCCTTGATTGAAATTATCAATTGAAGGACGTACTCTAACAACACTACTATTACTTACAGGAGCTGGAAGAGATCTGTCAAAATAAATCCTTGATTTTAATACACCATCAGGTTTCGTTGCTTGTTGTACAATCCCACGAATAACATCATCATTCGTATCAGAGAATTGTATTAAATCACCTTGCTGAAGGAACTTAGTAGCATCACCACCAAAACCATTACATTCAATATACTTTCTACCTTGATCCCCACTGAATGTAAACCCTGTTACAGCAACAGTCTCAGCATACCTGTCCTTATTAAATTCAACATCTGAAGTGAATACATTTGTACTACCAGAACCAAAGCGACAGAATAAAGATTTAACATTCTGTGGTGTGAAAGTAGTTACTGCATTTCTAGCAAGAACAGGTGTAATTACAGCAGCTGTAGGAGTACTACCACCAGAACCTTGAATTAAATTAATAACAGGAGGTCTTGAATACTCAACATCAACAGCATCTCTGTCTAAAACAATAGCTTTACTAATAGATCCATCAGGACGTATATTTAACTGAATCTTAGAAGAATCATATTCAACACCATCAATTCTTATCTTAGTTCCAGATACATAACCAGATCCTCTAGTATTAACAATAAAATGTGATATAGTATTATCTTTTGCAATCTTTAATGAATTGTTTCCTTCATCTCTAATTGCCTCTCCAGATTTAAAGTTTCCAAAGAGGGTTTTCACCATAAGAGTTCTAGTAGTAGTGAACTGTCCTAATGATTCACCCTCCACAACACCATATGCACCACTCTCAAGACCGTAAATATACTGACCAGGGGTAAAACTACCTGAAATAGTAATAGGAGTGTCTAAGAGGATTTTCGTGAAGAATTGAGGATCAAAATAAGATAGACCAAATGTAGTATTATAAATGGACTCTCCATTATCCAATCTACCCTTGGAAACAATAACATCTACATCTGGATTAAATCCATTACCCTTTTCAACTAAAGTTATATTACTTGGTTTAGCAGTTCCTACTACAGGTGTAATAGTTTCGTTGTAATCAACAATTGAACCAAAAACATTTGGTGATGTTGATTCTGCATCTGCTTTAGTTAGAAATACTTTCCTATAATTATCAGCATCTCCATCATCATATTCTAAGAAGTACTGATCTAAGTAATCTTTTCTACCAACAACAGTTAGCTCCAAAAATTGAACTGAAGTATTTGAGTTCACTTCAATTCTATTAACTTTAGAGAAAGCAACTGGAGTAACATTATTTGCTACTGATGGTTCTCCAAGATCAGTTCTAGTTTGGATGAACCACAATCCTGTTGGGAATGTAGTTTCAAAATTTGAATCGGATAGAGAGTTAAATGTTGCTATAGAAGCTGATTCAACACTAATATAGATCGTCTTAATACCATAATTAGTATCAACAAAGGTTCCTCTGCGATCTAAAGTTTGCTTTGAATCATTATCTCCTTCTGTATTGTTTAATCCAATAGAACTGTCATTGAAACTAGAACAAAGGAATACATTAGGATAAGCATTAAGTTCGGCTCCCTCTGCATTAAGTGGAACAGTCCCATAAGTATTTGTTACCTTATAGGTAGGTAATCCTTGTGTCTTTAAACGAATATCTTCTCTATCAAGAGTTTCTCTTGCTTTATTAATTGGTAGATACTTAGTTTCTTTATTAACTATCTCATATCCTTTGATATATGCTTTACCTGGTCCAACACTAGTAACAAGTTTATCTGAAGCTTCAGATACACTAAGTCCATTAACTTTATTAAACTCATCAACAGGATAAACACCTAAGTTACCACCTTTCTGATAATACTCCCTAACATCTAAGGAGAAATTATCAACAACATAATCACCAGATTCATCATATGTTCTTCTTGCAAGAGTATTCTCAAGAAGATTATAATCTGTCTGTACTATCTGACTTTGTGAAGAACCTTTCTTAACAGATAATAATTGAATGAAATTCTTATCAGTTATCTGATTTAAAGAATACTTAACTAAAGTAAGTTCTATTTTTAATCTATGTGCTCCTGGAGCTGTAACATTACTAGATCCAATAGCATTGTCATACAGAGATCCATCTTCTTCTGCTGTTATTAGACTCTCTGTAATCTTAAAACCAACTTTTGCTGATGGTTTATTGTAATAATCATCTATTACTAATAACTGTTCAGCATTCTTAACAAAATAACCATTAACAAAGTAAATACCTTCTTCCACCTGAACAGCAGAAGCATATCCCATCGCAAGACTTTCTAACGATGTCGTCTCACCTGTGTCAGGATCAGTAACAGAAATAGAAGTAGGAAGTACGCTTCCATCGGTTCCAACCACTAATAGTGGTGTATTTACACCATTTACAACTTCTAGAGTTTCACCTTGACGAAATGTTTCCTCATTACCTGCATCACCACTAGTAGTATAATTTACATACACAACATCATTAGAAGTGTCTGTAGATAATTTTGCTTCTACTACAGTAGCAGTAACACCAGAAGTTAAACCTTTTAGAGACTGACCCTTTAGTTCTTTAATATCATATTTCTTGTAGACTATCTGTCCATCCTGATTAACAGGAATTTCAGACACAGAAGACAATTTAACAAAATTCAGTTTAGTGTTGAGACCTACCTCACCAGGAATGACTAATTCACCCTGTTTGAAAGCATATTTACCAAAACTTTCTATCTGATTTTGCAGAATAGACTGTAACTGGGTTAACTCCCTCGCTTGGATTGAATATCCAGGGCGAAAGAGCACCTTGTAGAAGTTCTTATC